GTAGTAATCGTGGGCAGCACCACCGCATGGCGGATTACGCAAAACAAACAGCAAACGGGACAGCAGGGAGGCATCTGTCTCGATGTCGGTACCACCCGAAAACACCCCGGTTGCAGCTGAAACCACGCCACTGGGTGCAGAAGTCAGCGTCAGGGTTGCAGCAGTAACCTGGTTGCCAGCACTGCCCACCACCTCAGCGGTGGCGGCAATGGTCACCGTGCCATTGGCACCAATCACATCGGCGGCCGTGGTCATGTAGGCCACGCCAGATACCGTCTTGGCTTCGGTGCCAATCGGTACCGGACTGCCTACCTGGCCAGAAAAGGTGATGGTGCCGGTGGCCAGCGTGGCGGCCTTGCGATACAGGCCTTTGCGGCTGGCATGCTTCTCCAGGTAGTCGGAGTCAGCGGTATCCGCGAAGATCTGGCGCAGGATCCATTGCTGATGCTGATACAGCCCTTCGACGGCACCGCCGATGGCATTGCCACGGATGTAATAGTCACCATCAGACGCAACATTGGCACTAGGCAGCTGGTTGCCGATGTCTCTAAGGTAGCTATCGCGAATGGCCTGAAAATCGGGTGTAGTAAAGGACATTTAACGGGCCTTAAATCACTTTTACTGGATAGGTAAAGTCATGGCGTTCGCCGGATGCGGCCGTCACCTGGATCTGCAGCAGCAACCAGCCATTGCCAGGCTGCTCGACCGTTACCGTGATCGAGGAGGCCCGGCCATCGGTCACGATGGGAGCCAGCGCCTCCTCGGCGTATTGCTTGGCCAGCACGCCATACCGGGCCAGATCCTTGACGCGCTGCAGCGTGTAAAGCCTGCTGCCAATGGTCGGGTCTGCCCAGTAGCTGCCCAGCGGGGTGGACAGGCGCAGATAGACCGCATTGGCCAGGCCGGCGGCTGGGTCACGCTGGACACTGCCATTGACCAGGACATAACCACGGGTATAGGGATCAATCAGGGCATCACTCATGGCTACACCTGCACATCCGGGACTTCAGAAAGCACATTGGCGGTGCCTGGCTGGACGTTCTTCACGGCGTGGTGGTGGGTGTCGTACTGGGTACGCATATTGGCCATGGACTTCCCGCCAGATCCGGCCTGGTCAGTGATGTCACCATTGGCCGCCACACTGCCGGTGGTAGCCACTGTGGGCGCATTCATTTGCACTTTCTGGGTGTTGAACTCCACCAGGGTCGCGGCATTGATGCGCAAGGTCTGGGTGTTCACCTCCACCACATGGCCATGCTTCAGGGTGATGTTGTCGCCCTCGTCGGTGTAGATGGCCACCTCTCCGGTTTTCAGGCCTTTTACCCGGTAGGAGCCATGCTCAGTGGCCACCATGATGGAGTGGGCAGTCTTGCCACCCACTGGCACGGCCACATACATGAAGCCGCTGGGCGGGGTGCTGGTGAAACCGTAGTGCTGCATCAGCTCAGCACCACGGATGGCTTCATCCTTCAGGCCTTCACCATCAGCCAGCTGCACGGCAGCCGAGTTGCCCACGGTGCCGCCGATGCCACGGAATGGCAGGCGGATACGCCCCAGGAAGCGCTGGATACGTGCGTCGATGTCGCGGATCATCCGGTGTAATCTTCCATAATGCCGTTGTCGTTCTTGCCGCGACGGTGCTTGCGGCGGTGCGGGTGGGCATCCAGTACCCACACACCGTCCTCCTTGATCACCAGCTCGGTGATCTGGCCAGAGGAGCGGCTGCCCATGAACTTGCGGCCCATGATGAAATAGATGCCGTTCAGGCCAGCATCCTCGTCGATGATGTAAACCCGCTGCCCAGGGGACCAGAGCTTGCCATCCGATGCCTGGCCCGGCGCGACGATGCGATGTCCTTTGACCTCAGCGGTATAGGTCCAGCCTTCCAGGCGGCTGTCAGCCAGCAGCTTTCGGGCGCGGTCACGGCAAATCGCCTGGCTGTCGGCCTCATGGTCGACAACCACATGCGGGCGGTACCAGCTGACGCCGGTATCCGTCACGGTTGCCTTCAGGTTGTGCTTGCCGGTTTCCAGCTCGGTGCCATGGGTCTGGCCCAGCACCGTGACTTCGGAGAAACGGCCATGCACGGACGTCTTGAGAGACCGGCGCTGGACGTTATTCCCCTTGCCATTACGGCGGGTGACCAGCGTGGCCACCGGCTTGGTGGTGTAATCCGGGCCGCCAATGACCAGGGTTCCATCCGGGTCAAACCATGGCCAAAGCCCATTGGCTTCTGCTGCATGGGCCAGCACGTCCCAAGCGGTATCACCTGGTTCGACGTTGACCTTTTCCCGGGTGGTCGTACTGGCAGCACTGATGCGGATCTTGGTGATGCCCAGCGGCTTGACCACCTTGGCCACCACCTCCTCCAGGGAGGCTTTGCGGGCGACGAAGATCGGGGCACTGCAGTCCACCAGGATGGCTGCGCCATCCCGGCCGGTCAGGGTGACGGTATGCTCATGGTGCGACAGCACACCGTCCAGATCGTCGATGCGGCCAACCATGGCCCGCTCACCACCGACCCGGACTTCCACCAGCGCACCTTCCTTGACCGATGCCGGCAGGCTGCCGTTCTTCAGGCCCAGCGTGACATTCCAGGCATCCGCTGGGGTTTTCAGGTCAGAGTCCACGCTGTAGGACTCCCAGTCACCATGCGCCTTGCCGCCTATCAGCAGCTCAACGCGATCAGCTTGTGAAGGCATTGATCACATCTCCTTGCTGCAAGTTATTCGGGAGGCGTAGCGACGGATTCAGCCTGGCCAGCTCGGTTGCCCTGGTGTGGTCGCCATACAGCAAGTGAGCCTGCAGGCGCAGGTTCCCAGGCGCGGCCAGTGTCTTCTGCACCAGAGGAGGACGGGCCTCAATGATGGCCTTGGCTGCATCCTGTAGCGCCAATGCCTGGTCTTTCAGCGGGTCGGTGATTGCCCTGGCTGTTTCCAGCGGGTAGATCGCACGGATAGCAGCAATGGCACTGGCAAGACGAGTGCGGGCGGCATCCGTGATGGTTTCGACATCCGGGGGCGACAGCGTAGCCCCGTGGGCTGGGTCCGCTTCGGCCGCCAGGATCAGGCCAGCAGCATTGGCCACGCCCACGGCAGTGGAGACCGCAACATGCGCCTGGGCGGCGGCAACGGCCTGCGCTTCGGTCGGAGTGACACCTGGCCGGATCTGGGCCACCGATGACGATCCGCTGGAGCTGCTGGTGCTGAAAGCATCAAACAGCTGGAACACCTTTCCGGCCTGCGCCCAGTCCGACATCAGCTTGTCGTTGAAGTCGTACAGGTTGAGAACACCATCCACGATGGAGGACAGGTCATTGGCCCAGGCACGGGGGAAGTTCAACACGTCCAGCCCGGACAGCAGGACGCCTTGCACCTGGGAGAAGGTGGACAGAATGGGGCCGGTCAGCTGTTGGCGCAGGGTATTCAGCTGCGCAAGCGGGCTGGCATTGCGCAGGGAGTCGATGGCATTGCCGATGGCTGCAGCAATCCCGGTCAGCGCCAGATCACCATGCTGGCTGATGACATCGACCTTTTGGGATGCCAGCTGGCGATCAAAAAAGGGATTTGATGGTGTCGACTCGGCAAACTCCATCGACACCGTGCATTGATCCACGCCCTCAGCATCATGGCTTACGGTACGGCGGCGCAGCTGGGCCTTGGGAATGGAGCCATAGATGGGGTGGATCAGCTCGCCAGAGCCTGCGACCTGGTCAAGCGCTTGCAGAAACTTTTGCAGTCGCTGCTCGTAGTCGCTGCCATAGAAGATGGCATCAATATTGAAGACTCGCGGCCCACGGCCGGTGTCCTCAATGTCGGCACCATCGACATAAGGATAAGTGTGCTCTGCAGTCGCACGATCGGCATTGTCTTGCGCCCTTTGGACGTCAAAAACAATGCCGCGAAATGAGCAGTTGAGGAGGGTTTCAGACCAAGCCATGCACGGCAGGTTACGCGCGCATGCGAGAGGGGCTAAGGCGGAATCGCTTCCCCTAAGACTACGGCAGGATCTGATTCCAGCCGAAGCGGATCACACCAATGATGGCCCCCAGAATGCCACCGACAAGAGCAACCAGGATGGCCAATCCCAGAATGGTCTTGAAGGCAGACCAAAGGAAAACAAAGGTTTTCTCAATCGAGTTAGCTACCGGGTCTCTTAATATCAAGAACAGTACGACGAGAACCAGCGAAATAGTGATAGTAGCCGGCCATCCGCTTGACAGTACTGACATATGACCTCCTTTTTTATTATCTGCTGAGCCTGAAATATTGCATTGAGCATAGCTGACTAGAAACACAGTGGCATCCAGTCAGTTCCTCTTGGCCTGGCGGGAGTTGTAGTCGTTCACGGCCGTAGCGATGGTGCGGCCATCAATCTGGACATTGATGGTCTGGGGCTTGTCTTCCAGGCCTTCCCTGCTCTTGGCGCGCAAGGCTTCGATTTCCTTTTCCTTGTCGAAACCAAAGATGCTGAGGAAGCGCGACAACGCCCCTTGGATGCCCTGAAGGGAGCCGACACGCTGTTGATCGTGCGATGTATCACCAGCCCACTCGGACACACCATACATGGCCGCCAACGGTGCTACGGCCGCACCAGCACGGACGGCCCAGCTGCCCCAGCCAAAACGGGATGCAGCTGCTCCACCACCAGGCAATGTCCCTTCTGGCAGACCACCGCCACCAGGTAGACCAGGAACACCGCCGATGGCAGGCCAGTTGGTAATGAACACTGGAGTAACACCCGTGGCAGCCTCCACGGCTTTACCGGTGGCCAGCCCTTGTGCCAGCCCTTTCATGGCCAGCAGACCGCTCTTGCCACCCTTGATCAGGTTCCACAGGCCATAAGCCCCTGCAGCACCGACCGCGCCCACTGCCGCACCTGCCACCAGCTTGTTAGCAGTGGGGTGATCGGCCAGGTATTTCGCGCCCATGTCCGCCACGTCGTTGAACTTGTTGGCCAACTGGGTCAACTTCCCCAGGACAGGGTCAAAGG